GACGATGCTTATATGCCAATCCAATTTGTGCAACCTTTACAGCAGTTGATAGTGTTACTCGCCCATTAATTACCACTACATCTGGTAAGATAGCCCCATCACCCCAAACTTTTACTGTCTCACCTTCAAGATGACTAAGACCAGTAATAGTATCAGTTGATGTACCATCATAAGTAATAATAGAATCTGCATAATAAGCATCCTCTTGATCATGTAGAAGATCATCATAATAACCCTCAAAAAACTCGACATATCGCTTGGTCTCGCCATTTATGGTTCTCTCGACCGTAACCCAAACCTCATCACGATCTTCCGAGTTTTGCACCTGTCCGGTTCCATCGTTTCCAAAAATTGTCACGACCGATTCCGACAGTGCTTCGCCGGTAATATTCACCGACGAGGCAAAGGAGTTATTTTCGACCGTTAAGTCGCCTGCGGTTGTAATGACAATTTCACCAGGATCACCAGGATCACCGTTACCGTCTGATCCGAACGGTGCAGCCAGTTTTTGGATTGTGACGGTGGCACCGTCCACGGTGATTGAATAGTCACTGGGCACAAAATCTGAATGTGCCCCGGCGAATTCCACCATGGTAACCGTTGCATCAACACTTGGATTATTGCTCCACTCAAAGACGCCTGTGGTCTCAGGACCAGTCTTGCTGGTATTGACAAACGAAACATGGAAATCCGCAACGACGCCGCCATCATCTCCAATCTGCCTTGTCCACCCGTCGTTAAGTGGATCGGTCGGCGGCTGGAAGTCATTTTCCCAAATCGAAAAATGGTCCGACGTGATGAAACACATCAGAAGCGGGTTTGCAGAAAAATAAGCCATGTTGTTGTTATCAAGCGGCAAGCCAGTCGGAACTTCTTTACTTACTACGTTTTGTGGAATACTACCATAAATCGGGTCACCCTCCGGATCGACTGGAGTGCCACTGATATACATTTCATTAGCAAACAGGGCGAAAGTATCGTCAGAATTGGTAAACGTATGTACCCCAACCTCATCACCGTCCACATAGGGCTTGTAAAACATTACCGACTGATTCCTGACTACACCACGCAATAATATAGTCTCAAATATTTGCCTCCATTCAGGACTGGGCGGCTCGATCACCCCCGAGTAATATGTTATCCACGCTATGAGTATGTCGCCAACCTCCGGGGATTGACTACCAGTGTTCCAACTATTAAACTCAAGATCGATGGTGCCAATACCCGCGGCGACTCGTGGACCTTCTGGGCCAAGACCGATAGTGCCCGTAAATCCACCAACAGACGGGCGGGGTGAGGCCGAGGTATCCAGAAGCTCCGTTAGCACATCGGCTGCGGTAGTCACGTTATTGGAGTTAAAATCTATCGCCTTTTTGAATGCCTCCACGCCGTTGATCGTTATGGATGTTATCGACCCTGACCCTATTGACCCTCCCGTGATAGTGAAATTTGCCTGGGCAGCAGCAATAGTTTCGGTGATAGCAGACCCGCCAATATCGTGCCGCGCCCAACCAACAACGTCTTCATCTCTCCTAAAAGTCAGAGTTAGCAGCTTTCCATCTGAGCGTATTGCCCATACTAGACTATCTGGCTCTTGCTGAAAATCCATATCATCTACACCAGGAGCAGTAATATGCTGAGCTAATCTAGTTATATCAGGTGCTAGAAAACTATCGAACTCAAAGTTGAACACGAACTCACGGACTTTACGCCTGGCCTTCTGCACAAACAAGACTACGTGATCAATTCTAAGTGGGGCAATCAAAGCCGATCCATGTGTAGTCTGTCGGCGAATGGTAATATCTAAGGGTGTTATAACAATCCCACTCGCTGACGGAACCCACTCCCCACCTGCAGTACCAATAGCTAAAGTATCTTCTCCAGCTGATAACCAACGAATCTCACCGACGCTATCGGCTGAAAGAGTAAAGTCAAGAGCATCATCGTCCTCTACTACATTATTATCATCATCTGGCTTGAAATTCTCAAAATCTCCAGTTTGTGAGGCCCATAAGGTTTGTGATTGATCATCCGTACTCGCTATATATAAACGCTGCTCAAAAAATCCGCCTGTCTTTGGCCAACCAGTAGTGTCTGACCACGCACCTAATCTCCAATCAGCAGTCGCGGTAGTAGCAGCAAAGTCTTTCTTTACATGAACGTCAACAATTAGGGTGCTTGTGAGAGTAACGATTATTCCCCAACCCCACGCTGCACCATTATTAATACGAATCAGTCGACCTACATCTGTCGATAAAAAACCTCGACCACCATTGATGCCTATAATAGAAGAGGCTGTTACTGTAACTGCAACACCACTGACAGCTGCTGGAGTTAAGGTAGTTGCTTCACTATTTTGCGTAATATATGGACCATCTTGCCAAGCTACTCTAACCAGAGACCACGACGCAAGAGCACGTCGCTCTAACTTGTAAGGTGCTACTCCGGAACGGAAAAGATACTTAAGATCATTTGACTGAGCCCCCATTATCTCAAAAAGCTGCGCCTCTATATAGGGAGAGTCTATCTCCAATGGGGCATTGTCAATAATAGACACGTTATCAATTTGAATGGTCTTATTACCATTACTACCTAAATTACGGAATTGAATAAAGAATGGTGATACTGTAGGAGTAAAAGCAACACAGTGAAAGCCTACGCGCTTCTCCACAGGACTAAGTGTATCTGATAAAATTGTAGCAGTACCAACCTGAAACTCAACCCTATCACCTGGATCACCAATTACCTCGAACTTTATAACGTGTTCCTGATTAAGATCTGAAGTAGCAACATCTTGCTCAGCCCAACCTATATCGGTACTAGCTGTCCCCCCAGGAATGAGGTTAAGACGATCATTCGTTGCATCATGAGCAATAGAACCACCACCAGTCGAGCGATCATCCCAATCAGATATATCGGACGGAAACAGCCCATTAGTAACAACTGCATCAGTATCTAAAACAACCTGTTGACCCTGACGAAAGAAAAACCGTATTTTATTCTCACCTAATTCTAGTACATGATGTTGGTCTGCAGTCGCCTCAAAACTAAACAGTCGACTTTTTTTGGTAGAGTCTGCTATTTCAGCAACGAACCGTGTACATGGTCTACGGGTTACACCACCTTCGGGTAGGGGAATAAGATTTAGACACTCTTCCAACCCAGCAGGGTATTTAATAAAGTCTACTCTAGCATGTAGACGTGGGCTCAGTTCCCCAGCATTAAAGGAAGCTTTGAGAGGATCTATCTTGGTCACATTACGGTCCTATCTAGATATTCCAGATACCTACGTAGTTGTATCACCGATAACTGGCCTCTGTACACCACGTCTAGTTACCCACGAGCCACGTGGTCGTCTCTCTGGCGAAGACCCCATTGCATCAGAGGAGCGTGCTCTAGCTATAGCACTCCTACTAAGCTTATCAAAGTTGACATGCATAGTATTAGAATTACCAAGAGGTATTGCAAAGTCACGAGCTAGGGTCATACTCACCGCATTCCTAAAATCTGGTGGCCACAAATTAGCGTCTGTAACCCTAGCTATATAACGCAAATATACCTCGTCCGCACTCGTGACTATCACCCGTTTATCACCGACTTGCTCCTCTCTATAAAACATAGTACCAGCACCCGCTGAGTTTGGATGTACTGATACCGTCCTAATCCAGCCTGCTGGTATCGCATAGGCATGATCGAACTCAAAAGTGGGTTCAGCTGCCAGTTGAGCTAGCTTTTCTCTCTTCGTAGCAAAGTTCCAAGCGTGCTGACGCAGAAGATCATCCAATACCTCGTCAAAAAGATCATTAGCTACAGTAGCTGGTGCTGAGTCATCAGTAAATGCGACAATACGGGATGAACCTATACGTCGGAGAGCTACATTGACTACATCAATAGTAGACACCATTGATACTACTCCTGAGCAGCCGATAGATGCTTACGAATGTCCTTCATCATCGTGTCCTTTTTAGTACCTACTTTAAATCCACTGCCTCTTAATTCCTTCATAGTACTTTGGAGATCGGCTGTACTCATGTCAGCCAATTTCGAACTTTTGGGTTTCTCATCCACGAGACTTTTGAATAGCTGATTACCCTCTTCATGGAAAATAATCAGATCTCCAATAGGTGCACACTTCCGATCAAAAACTGTCTTTGACAGTGTTTGGTAATGATTAACATCATTGATATGTATTCTTTCTTTCACCTCAGTAACAGTATAACGACGGAGAGCTAGTAACTGTGTTCCATCCATAGTAAGAAATTGCAGATCGAACGACGTACCGATGGTAAACTCGAATCGTGCCAACGAATGACCCAAGAGAGTTGCAACGTCAATCTCGTCCTCACCAGGTATACACTTTACCTGTATAACCGCATTGTCGAACACATTGATGACCTGTGGTTTTAACACCCGTTTTGCCTGTCTCATAGTACTCGTCCTCCTCGATTGCGCCACGCCTGATATAGAGCGCGGTCCTGGTCTTTAATAAACTTGCGATACGTTCGGTCGAATAACGCCAGCCGGTTAGAAAAATGTAGGTGCGGAATCCGAACATTAGGAAGAAACCGCAACACGTTACGCTCAGTCGCGATATCATACCAAACCGTGTCGATGTAGGTGCGTGCCAAGCCAGGCAGCGCCAACCAGCCAATCTCACGGGCAAGATACCCACCAACTACAAAGTGTGTTGGCCTAGTACCAATCCCGTCATTACCATAAGCTACACCATCAGAACCGGCGGCTTCGATCAGAAGCACGTCCCATCCTGGCGTCTCCGGCACTACATCATCGGCAAAGAGCCCATACCAATCGAGGTTGCGATCAAATACCTCGTTGTAGTATTGACTTAAAGGTGCGCGAGGCCCAGTGACTACTTCCCAATGGGCTGGGTAGATA